TGGGCAAGCAAAACGGCAGGGCAGACCGACTACGACAACGGAAATTACAGTCAACAGGCATACATGGGTGCAGACCTCAGCAGCGTAACGGCGGCAACGATCAACGAACTCCGGCAGGCGATCGCAGTACAACACATCTTCGAGCGTGACGCCAGAACCGGCACCCGGTACAAAGAAATCTTGCAGGGTGCATGGGGTGTGACCAGTCCGGACGCACGACTTGACCGGAGTGAGTACATCGGCGGCTACAGGATGCCTATCAACGTCAATCAGGTGGTGCAGACCAGTGCAACGGACAGCACGAGCCCGCAGGGCAACACCGGTGCATACAGTATGACGACGATGAGCCGGAACATGTGCACCTACAGCGCAACCGAGCACGGCTATGTCATCGGACTGGCAGCAATCCGAGTAGATCACAGCTATCAGCAGGGCCTCAGCCGACTGTGGACCAGAAGCACGAGATTCAGTTACTATGACCCGATGCTTGCAAATCTGGGAGAACAGGCAGTACTCAATCAAGAGATCTATGCACAGGGGAACGCCAAAGATGAAGAGGTCTTTGGGTACCAGGAAGCGTGGGCCGACTACAGGTACCGCACGAACCAGATCACTGGCGAAATGCGGAGCACCTACGCTCAGACCTTGGACGCATGGCACTATGCGGACAAGTACACACAGCTTCCGACCTTGAGCAGCAGCTGGATACAGGAAGGTACCGAGAACATCGACCGAACAATTGCGGTTCAGAGCTCGAACAGCCATCAGTTCTTAGTAAACCTGTACTACGATCAGACGTGGACACGTCCTATGCCGATCTACAGTATTCCGGGCCTCGATACAATCTAAACGGGAGGACAAATGAATGGCACTCTTGGAATGGCTACCGGCCATCACGGCAGGCATAAGCGCAGCTGGAAGCCTAGGAAGTAGCATAATCAATAAAATAGGCAACAGTTCCAGCGCATTCAACCAAGGAAGCATGAACCAAACAACCGGCACGACTACCACAGGAACAACCGGCACAACGACCAGTGGAACAACCACGACAGGCAGCACCACGAGCAGTGGCAGCAGCATGAACATGGGAAGCATCGGCGGAATTGCAGGAATCCTGAAAGATGCACTGGGAACACCGACCGGAAACAACGCAGGTGAGGCAGCAAACTTCAACGCAGGTCAGGCAGCGACAGCAAACAACCTGCAAACCGGACAATGGAGCCTTGGAAATCTGCTGAATCTTGGGAGCAACCTTTTTGCAAATGCCATGAACGCGGCAAGTCAGGCAAGCGCAAGAAAGTACAACTCACAGGAAGCAGCAGCACAACGGAACTGGGAAGAAAAAATGAGCAATACCAGTTACCAGCGTGGCGTGGCAGATCTGAAAGCAGCAGGCTTAAACCCGGTGTTAACAGCCTATAACGGCTACGGAGCGAGCACGCCAAACGGCGGCTATGGAAGCATCAGCAGCCAGACATACAGCCACACGCAAGCACAAAGCATTCCGGCAGCACACACGGCGACCATGCAAAGCATGTACGACTACGGAAACAACACAAGCCAATTTTTGAACAACGCCATGCAGACCATAAACACGGCAAAAGAATACGGAAAATGGGAGCAGGCAGAACAAATGGAACAGATCATGAAGAACGTGACGACAAGCAGTGCAAGAACCGTAGAAGATATAGCACGGACAGACCGCGGGAGCAGCACCGGAACCGGAACCGAAAGAAGCAGCAGCACCGAAACAGGCAAAAACACGAACGTCAGTGGAAAAGTCCACGGAGATTTCAGCACAAAGAAAGGCAAAAAATAACACTTGAAAAGTGTAGAAAGAAGGTGTATATTATGAGTGTACCAACCACACACTTAAAGTAGGAGGACAAAACATGAAAAACGTGACCAAAAGAATCAACATCAATTTGACCGACCGTGAAAAGAAGGCACTTGAAGCACTCCAACACGAAATGAGCACCAGAGGATGGAACATGAACCAAAGTGACATCATCCGGGAAGCAATTGTATCGTACTGCCACAAGATGACGGGGTACACATTCACAAATGAATGGCAGAAGAAACAATAATCCATCTAATTGACAGTACGGTCAAGCGATTTTGTGTCAACTGGCCCATATACATCAAGAAGGGTATATGGGCCAGTTGGCAGGGAAGGAGAATGAAACATCCATGGGGTGCACAAAACCTTTAGTCCGGTTCAAAAACGGACAGATAACCAGTCTGAAAAAATACCTATGGAGTGATGAACATACACGGAAAAATGGAATCATCATCGACGGTATAGAGATCGTAAGCCAAGAAAGCGAACTGTTAAACATGCTCAGATTAGACGAAGCACAGCTCATACCATGCGGACAGTGCACAGGGTGCAAACTGCAAAACTCTTCCAGCTGGGCAAACAGAATGGAAATGGAGCTGCCATACCACAAGAACGCATGGTTTTTAACTCTCACCTACGACAACGAGCACGTTCCATACCGATACACATACGACAAACTAACAGGAGAAGTCATAACCGAGAATCTGAGCCTGTGCGACGAGGACATGCAGAAGTTCTGGAAAAGGCTGAGACGCTGGCTAGAATACCACAAGAGGAATCAGGAAGCACTGATGTATTTCCAAGCTGGCGAATACGGCAGCAAAACACATAGACCACACTATCATGCGATCGTGTATAGCCTACCAATACAGCAAGACGAACTCAAAACATACAAAAAAGAGAAAGGATATACTTACTACAATGTAGATTGGATAACAAAGCTCTGGGGCATGGGACATGTGGTCATAGCAGCAGCAGAGTGGAAAAACATGGCATACACCGCACGATACACCACGAAAAAGGTGTACGGCAAAGCGGGACAAGAGTATTACCAAGAACTAGGAATCACACCAGAACGCTGCATGATGAGTAAAGGAATCGGACAGCGGTACTATTTTGAGCACAAAGATGAAATCTATGCAAAAGATAGCATCCAACTAGCAAACGGAAAAACGTGTAAACCTCCAAGATACTTTGATAAACTGTTTGATCTGGAACACAGCAACAGCGCACCACTAAGCGAAGCAGAAACAACAGGTATAGAAGACACAATAGTAAAAGCCGAATCTGAAGAGCTGAGAGCCATCAAGCGAGAACGTCGAAGAATCGCAAATGATGCACTCTTTGCACAGCTACAACAGACCGGCTTAAACATGCAAGAATACTATACCGCAAAAGACAAAGCAATGCAAGACAGGATGAAGAAACTGATTCGGGAAGAAATTTAAACTAAATAAGCATAGGAGCAGCAGACGGAAAAGTCTGACGGCCTGCGCTAAATAAATTTAATGAGCCGCTGCGGCGGGGAGTTAAATAGCAGGCCTACCCACCAAAACGTTAAGCGAACAGCTTGACGTTTTTTTTTTTATGCTACAATACAACCAGAGGTGATACAAATGGCAGAAACCAGAGAGATGATTGTGACAACCAGAACCGAAGATGGTAAAAACAACGTATCTACGCACTTTAAGTACAGGGAATATGCCTGCAAAGACGGCAGCGAACCTATCATCATTGCAAAAGCACTGGTAAAGCTGCTGGAGATCATCCGTGTACACTTCAACGAACCGGTGACGATCACCAGCGCATACAGAACACCGGCACACAACAAAGCAGTCGGCGGCCGACCGCTGAGCTATCACATGAAAGGCATGGCAGCAGACATACAGGTCAAAGGCCATACCAGCAAAGAAGTGGCTGAATACGCAAGTAAAGCATTAGGAGATGCTGGCGGCGTTATCAGATATACCAACTTTGTGCACGTAGACGTGCGCAGCACCGAACGATACAGAAAGGGGGTGGAGTAAATGGCAGATATCAAGCAGATTATGGAGATGCTGAAGAAGATTCTCGCAATCCTTGATGAGATCTATCACGCAACCGTGGACAAGTGAGGTAAGAACATGGCACACAGAAGCACCGTAAATCCAAAAACCGACAAACGTGTTTTCACGAACACGGCAAAGAAAACGAAAAAAATCAACATCAGCCCGAAACCGAGCCGGGGCGGCATCCGCCTGTAAGAAAGGAGAACAACAATGACTTTCAATCTGTATTCTATCAAGGACGAACTGGCAGGAACCTTTGCAAACCTAATGGTGGTAAACGAAAAGGTGGCCCAGCGCACTTTTAAGTGGCTGATGCAGGAGAACGAACCGGCAGACTGCGACGACAAGCGCATCTATCTGATGGGTACCTACGACAACGAAACCGGCGCAATCAATCCGTGCGTGCCGCAGCTGGTCTATAACCTTGAGGAGGAGAAGAAACATGCCGGCAAAAATCTTTAAGCCATACGGAGACGAAAAGCCGGAGAGCAAACCGAGCTGTCCAGGAAACATACTCGAGCCGGAATACCGGGAAAGGTACGATGAACGGGGTGAAGCATATCTGGAAAAAGTAGGTGATGTAAACACTTACGAGAAAATCCAGAGCTACAGAGAACAGTGTGACGTGATGGCGATCTTGAGCCGATACGCAGCAGGCGACGACACCGCACTGGCAACACCGGGATATTACATCGACACCAGCAAACTGCCGCAGACGTACACGGAATACCTCAACATGATGAACGAGCAGCGAGAGAAGTTCAACCAGCTGCCGCTGGAAATCCGGCAGAAATTCGGCATGAACTTTGAGCAGTGGGCAGCGACCGCAGGCGAAAACGAGTGGCTTGAAAAAATGGGCATTTTGACGAAAAACGATGCTGCAACACAGCCGGATCAGAGCAACGCAACCGTCAAAAAGACAAAAAACGAGGTGAAAGCAGATGAACAGAAACAGTGAGCAGCACTATAGTCAGGTGCCACACGCAGAAATCCGGCGAGCAAGATTCAAACGAGACTACAGTCTTTTGACGACCATCAACGAGGGCGATTTGGTCCCCATTTATCTTGATGAGGTGTTACCGGCAGATACCTTCAAAGTGAACGTGAACGCATTGGCGCGAATGTCCACGCCGCTTTATCCGGTCATGGATAATGCGTATATGGACTACTATTTCTTCTTCGTACCGGCACGCCTGCTGTGGGAGCACTTTGAAAATCTCATGGGCCAGAACGACAAAACGTTTTGGGCAGAAGCAACGGAATACACCACGCCGCAGACGACTGCACCGAGCGGCGGCTGGAATGTTGGCACACTGGCAGACTATTTCGGCATTCCGACCGGAGTACCAAACCTGAGCGTGAACTCAATGCCGTTCCGGGCATACTGCAAAGTGTGGAACGAGTGGTTCCGGGATGAAAACTTGCAACAGCCGGTGACCATGAGCAAAAGCGACGCAACGACCGCAGGCAGCAACACGGGCACGAGCCTGAGCGACGCCGAAAAAGGCGGCATGCCGCTGAAAGTATGCAAGTACAAAGATTACTTCACAAGCTGTTTGCCGTCGCCGCAAAAAGCAGTTGATCCGGTGACGATCCCGCTTGGAGGCAACGCACCGGTGCGAGCATTCATCGACACCGCACTGACAAAAGAAGCAAAAAGCTACGGAACAGTATCAGGAGCAAAGGCCGGAGCGTGGGAATACGGAAGCATGGTAACCGATGCCGAAAACGCGAAAATGCTGGAAGGGTACCCGTTCAACAGTACAGGCAACTATTTCTGGGCAAGCAAAACGGCAGGGCAGACCGACTACGACAACGGAAATTACAGTCAAAAGGCATACATGGGTGCAGACCTCAGCAGCGTAACGGCGGCAA